CCGCCGATGTGGCCATAATCCCCACTCCATTGGTTTCTGACCCTGACGGTAAGACAATGGGTATGTATTACTACACCTGTTCACCGGATGTATATGCAAAATGCATGAAGGGTAAACGAAAGACTGGTAGATGGCAGCAGTATCTTGAAGGCGATGATAGATACGAAGGCATCAAAAACTGGGCCAAGATTAATTCCAAGGCCGGTATCATGATTCAAGATAGAGCGACCGGTGCTTATACTGTCCTGCGCAGAGCCGCCGGTTCTAAAAGATGGGAACCTCACCATTAACTAAATTATTATATACTATGAAATATTTTTGTGATGCATCTAAAATAACTAAAATCTGTAAATATAAACAATACAAGCCCAAGGTTTGTTGCCAACACTGTGATATACGTGAGGATTGTTTTGCCGAACAGATTATGGTTGAAAATATTGGTAGAATGCCATGCCTAACCCTCGACTCAGAGGATTTCAAAGACACATGTAAAAACTGCGAATTTTTGTTCTAATTAGTTTACTTTTATGGCATATTATGTTATAATATAACTATATGGATTATATTGACAACGCATACATTCGCCGTGCCGGCCTTCACTTAGAACGATTTAAGGATAAAGGTCAAAATCAATTCAACTTCAGATGTCCGGTATGTGGTGATTCGCATAAGAGCAAGTCTAAAGCTCGTGGGTGGATATATGAAAATAAAGGCAAAGCCTGGGCCCACTGCTTTAACTGTAGTTATGCACAACCCTTCGATAAATTCTTAAAACAATTCTTTCCCAACATCTATTCAGAATATAGAATTGAGAAGTTTGGTAAAAAGAGTGAAGATAAACCATCGTATACATTCAAGAAGCCTATATTTGAAAAGAAGTTTAAAGAAGATCTATCCATACCATCCCTCGATACATTGGATGATGACCACCCCGCCGTATTATATGTTAGGTCGCGACAAATACCGGAAGACAAATTTAATTTACTATTCCACACAAATGGGTTCAAAGCATTTATAAATACCATTGTACCCGATAAATTCCCTGATACTAAGAAAGACGATGCGCGCCTGATAATTCCGTTCTATTCAATGGATGGTGAGCTAACTTATATTCAGGGTAGATCGTATGAAGCCGATACTGAGATGCGTTATATAACCATACGAATATTGGAAGTTGATAAATTATATGGATTGGAAAGAATTGATGTAGAGGATGATATTATTGTTGTTGAAGGACCTATAGATTCATTATTTATAGACAACGCACTGGCCATGGCCGGATCGAGTATATCACACATCGAAGGACTCCCGAAGGATAAAATTATATTTGCCTTTGATAGAGAGCCTCGCAATAAAGAAATTATACAGATGATGGAGAGATATGTAGATAGGGGTTATCGTGTAGCGGTGCTACCCCCGATTGTAGAAGGGAAAGACATTAATGAATGGGTTATCAATGGGGTAGATCCAGTAGAAATTAGGGAAGATATAATTAACAATTCATACTCTGGCTTAAAATGCAAGATGATGATTAATGAATGGAGAAAAATATAATGCCGATATATGATTTTAAATGTGAATCTTGTGGTGAGGAGATTAACGAAATTATAAAATGGTCTGAGACTCTATGTGAAGACTTAAAGCCATGTAAATGTGGTGAAAAGAATTGGAAAAGATTGATTAAAATCTCTTATGGTAAATTTAAAGAGCCGAGCGCTGATCTTGCTACAAGACAGACAGAGGAAATGTTAAGCGGTAAAAATTGGTATTGATATGATTAACATATATGTAAAGAAAAGAAACGGCTCATTAGAAGCATTAAATGTAGATAAGATACATGAAATATTAGAGATATGCTCGGATGGATTGGCGGTATCTGTATCAGACACAGCATTAAGCGCGCATATTAAATTCGTAAACAAGATATCAACGGTTGATATACAGCAAACATTGATTAAGTCTGCGGCTGAGAAGATTAGCCCCGTAGAACCAGACTATGATATCTATGCGGGACGTCTTCTTATTTCGCATATGCGCAAAGAGGTATATTCGTCATTCACCGCCATTCCGTTCTTGCAATATGTTCAAGAACGTGTAGAATCTAAATTATACTCGGCCGACATCTTAGATTCATATACTAATGAAGATATTGTTGAATTAGGCACATTCTTAGATTATGATAATAACTTCAATAGAGGTTATGCATCCATTGTTCAAATGGAGAGCAAATATCTTATTAAAGATGTCAAGACTGATAAGCTTTTGGAGATGCCGCAAGAGACATTCATGCTTATTCCAATGGTTATCTTTGCTGAAGAGAAGAATAGAACTAAGCTAATTGTCGATTTTTATAATGCTTTGAAGGATGATGAAATCTCACTACCCACTCCAATCATTAGTGGTGTACGTACTCAACTGAAGATGTTCTCTTCTTGTTGTAAGATTAAGATGGGCGATTCGGCCGAGTCTATTCTATCTTCCGAATACGCACTATCGCTGATGACCGCCAAGAGAGCTGGTATTGGTATAGATATGGGCCCAATACGAGGTATCCTAGCACCAGTCAAGAACAATACTGTTAAACATACCGGTGCTCTACCTCTACTTAAGACAGTAGAAGCCGCGAGTAAACAGTTCACGCAAAACTCATTACGTAGTGGTGCTACTGTAGTTAACTATCCTATCTTCAATTGGGAGATAATGGATATTTTAGAATATAAGAACAATCAAGGAAGTAATACTACGAGAGCACGATTCATTGATTATACTATTGGCATCCCATCAATCTTTATTGATAGATTGATGAAGAAGGAAGACTTTACATTATTCTCATCAGAGGAAGTACCTAAACTATTTGATACATACGGTAAGAATGACTTCACCAAGACTTATATTGAATATGAGAATAAGCGTGGCATAAGAAAGATAAAAATACCTGCGAGCGAAATCTTCAATAAGCTTGTTAAGGAACGTGTTGGTACTGGTCGTATCTACATACACTTCATTGATAACATTAACAAGCAAGGTATGTTCTCTGAACCGGTAACACAAACAAATCTGTGCAGCGAAATATTCTTGCCAACTAAGGCTATGAAGTTCGATGGATTAAAACAGACTAAGTTTGAATGTATTGATGATTATGATCTAGATAATGGTCAAGTATCACTTTGTATTCTCGGCTGTATCAACTTTGGTAAGCTATCTAACATTACAAGACTTGATAAGCTTACTAGCATTATGGTACGATTTCTCGATAACTTAATAGATATTCAAGAATACCCGATGGACGCAACTGAATGGCCAACGAAGGGTTATAGATTCCTTGGCATTGGCATTTCAGATTTTGCTCACTTCCTTGCTAAGTCGGAGGCTAGATTGGGTACAGTCAAGAGTAAAGAGCTATCTCATAGATGGGCGGAGAGATTCCAATATGGTCTAATCAAAGCTTCAATGGAATTAGCTAAAGAACGTGGCGCTTGTGAATACTTCTACTTAACAGAATACTCGAAGGGTAAGTTGCCTATTGATACATATAATAAGAATGTAGATCAATTAGTGGATAATAAACTATTATGTGATTGGCCTGGATTAAGAAAAGATATTAAAAAGTATGGTATGAGAAATACTGCATTGTCTGCCATTCCACCAACTGCATCATCTTCTCTTGTAAGTAATTCTACACAGGGTATTGACCCAATTCAGAGTGTGACCGATACATTTGAGAGTGCATCTTATACAGTTAAGAGCTTAATACCAGATTATGATAAAGAAAAGTATTATATGAAGGCATGGTATATGCCAAACAATGATAGTTCCGAATACATCAAGTTAATGGCTATCCTTCAGAAGTTTATCGACCAAGGCATGAGTGTCAATCAATGGTATGATTTAACTAAGATTGAGGGGAAAGTTTTAGATAGTAATAGAGTAAAAAGAGACATCATTACCGCGTACAAGTATGGACTTAAGTCTTTATATTATATTCGTAGTAAGGATAAAGAAAACACAAGTGAAGTAATCGTATCTGGCTGTGAGTCAGGTGCTTGTTCAATATAGGAGTTATAGCATGAGTTGCAAAATATTTAGTTTAGGTGAAACAGTATATAGTAAGGGAACAACATTATTTCTTGGTGAGAATTCTTGTCATAGAAATATTCAAACATACCACGACCCAAAATACCCGTGGATTCTAGACTTTGCTGAAGAGATGCGTGCAATAGGAAACTGGAGTAAGAATGAAATTGATTTGAGTAAAGAGAAGAAAGACTTTGATAGTCTTGATGAAGCGGGTAGACATATTTATGAGGCGGGTTTAAAGTTCGCAATTACATTAGACTCCTGTGCAGGTCGCGCCCCATTACAACTATTCAATAACGGTGGTATTTCCAACAACCCAGAGTGGGAACTATATATAACGAATCATCAGAATAATGAGTTACTTCATTCTGAATCATATACTGAAATGGTAAGAGCTATCTATAATGATGTAGATAAGTTCATTGATTCTATTACTAGTGATGAACACATCCAAAAGAGGGCGGCAAGTATTCTAGGCGCATTTGATTGGGCGACCGATATCTTTGATAAGATGGATGCTAATGCAACATGTAATGCTAATAACATGGCTAAGATATACCCTGAAGTTGATGAGAAACTAATTAAGACTGCAATTTATAAAGCAGCGTTAGTTCTTAATATGTTCGAAGGTATTAGATTCTTCTGTACATTCGTTACTAATTGGAGTTTCTCTGAACAACCAACTAAATTGATGGCGGGTTCTAGTAATATCTTTAAGCTAATTGCGCGAGATGAAATGGTGCATTTAGATGTATTCCAAAGAGTACTTAAAATGTTAAGAACAGATAAGTCCGAAGGGTTCGTGGAGATTATAGAAGAACTAGAGGATGAAACTTATGATATGTTTGAGACAGCATACAAAGAAGAGATGGAGTGGGTTGAATACTTATTCAGTAAGGGTACACCTCTGATTGGTATGAATGAACATATTCTGAAAGAATACATGGACTATATCTTCGCAATACGCATGACCAACATTGGTTTAAATCCATCTAAGTTAGGCTTGAGTATTGGCAACAATCCATTACCGTGGGTTGAGAACTACCTTGATTCAAGCAATGTTAAGAGCGCACCACAAGAAATCGAATCTGTAAATTATATTGCCGCCATCGACTCGAGTAAAGATGAAGACTTCAGTATAGATGATTTATGATGAGCACTAATAAATATATTAATGGAATGGATATATAATGGCAAAAAATTTGAAAAGGAAGATATTGGTGAAAACTACGGTTTTATATATCGCATCACCAATACTGATAATGGGTATGATTATGTTGGAAGGAAGTATTTTTACACCAAACGTAAATTAAAACCATTGAAGGGCAAGAAACGAAAACGAATTAAAATAGTTGAAACCGATTGGGATTCTTACTATGGTTCGTCGAATAGACTTACCGCGGCTATTGAAGAGCTTGGTAAAGGGGTATTCAAAAGAGAAATTATCCATCTCTGTAAAACTCGTGGTGAGACCAACTACATGGAGATGTGGTATCAAGTTCAAGAAAATGTTCTATTACGAGAAGACAACTACAATGGCATTATCGCCATTAAACTAAACCACAATTCAGTCAAGAATCTTAGTATCCCTTAAGGGATACCTTTTTATATCCCTTTTTATTTGATGATAGCGCTGTACTTTCGCCGTAGTTATGATATAATATAACTATAAACAATAAAAAAGGATATAATATGAAAAGAAAAATTACTAAAAAACAAGAAGAGGCTCAAAGAAGGGCGGTTGATAACATGATGGGTAAACAAATTGTGGATGAGTTCTTTGAATACCTTGATAAGATTATTAATGAGAAAAAGTAATATGAACAGATCATTAATGTTAAAATAAATACGGTTTTGCACTTTACAAATGCATTAGAATATGATATAATATACATATAAAATAAAAAAAGGTGTTACTTTTAATAAAACGGAGACACAAAATGTTAGCAACAATTTATATTAGTCATAGTGAACATAACTGGGACGTTACAACTTATGTTGATGATTATGAATGGGAAGGTTTTTACGAAACCTTTACAACTAAATCAAAAGCATTAAAAGTCGCAAACAAAATCAAAAAAGAACTGTTTGAAACAGAAACAGAAATATCTGAAATTGAAATGATTATTGATTTTAAACACGGTCTTGAAAACGACATCAAATCTTTCAAAAGGTTGGTGGCATAATGAAACAAGAACGCGAAATTAATCTTTTGAAAATGCAGTTGGAAACACAAAAGAAAATCAACAAAATTCAAGAATCAATGATATAATATAAAATAAAAAAAGGACATAAAAATGAAAAAAATTAATGAATTTAACAAAGGTAATTTAAAAGAATTCCGTCATGAATTGGACGCGGTATTAACTAAATTTGGTGTAAAGGTCGGCCTTGATATTAGATCGGAGAAAATTAATTATAATGATTCAACCGCGACAATAACGATTGACGCTAAATTACACGGATCACAATCTAGAGAGGCTATGGAATTAGAACTATATTCCGATTTCAAAGAAAATGATATAATTAGAATTAAACAATTAGGTGAAGTCAGATTCGTTGGATATAAAACAAAGAATAGAAAATACCCATTCATTGTAGAGACTGTGCACACGGGTAATAGATATAAATTAAGTCAACAACATGTTAATGCGAGGGTGAATATAGTATAATGAAAGACAATATAATTTTAGTTGATTGCGATGGAGTCCTATTAGATTGGGAACCATACTTCCATAATTGGATGTTGGAAAAATTTGATATGAAGCCCATCAATAAATCATTGTACAACATAGGTAAAGTATATGGAATTACTCCACGCGAGGGTCATAAGTATGTTGGTGAATATAATTCAAGCCTACACATGGCCAATCTTGGGCCGTTGCGAGATGCTGTTAAATATGTACGCAAGTTATATACTGATCATGGTTATAGGTTTCATGTAATCACTAGTCAAACATCGGATGATGCTGCTAAGGAATTTCGTAAGTATAACTTAGAAACATTGTTCGGTAAGGAAGTCTTTGAAGGTATTACTATATTAGGTCAAGGCGATGATAAAGATAAAGAATTAGCTAAGTGGAAAGACTCTGGTTGTTATTGGGTGGAAGATAAGCCCACTAACATTGAGGCTGGTTATAATGTTGGACTAAGCCCTATTATGATGGCACATAATCATAATGTCGGGGAACACTTAGATATTCGTGTGCAGGATTGGAAAGAGATATATAATAAAATAACAGGAGAAGTTTAATGGAGTATTTACAATTTTTTGCGTTAGTGATTTTTATAGGTATTTTTCATATAAATATGTCTAATATGAAAAATGAAATTAGAAAAATAAGGAGAAAATGATGTTTGAATTTGCGATAGTTTTTATGGCGGTGGGTATCGGTTGGTATCTAGGTAGTCTACATACTAAATTAAAGTTGGTACAGTGATGGAATATTATTGGTTTATCACATCCGGTTTAATGCTTTTTTCATATTGGATAGGCGTCACAATTGGGTTCAATAAATTTAGAAATGAGGTGGATGATATTGTTAATGATATTGTCAATGGTATTTTAAATGATTATGAGGAGCAGTATAATGAGTCAAGCAGAAAAAGATAAGGCAAGGGCAATTTTAAAAGGTCAAGTGGCTGAGTTTTTGGCTAACGGTGGTGTCATTGAACAGGCCAGAAAAAGAGAAGATGACATTATGAATTTACCATATAGGGCCATTAAAGATGAAGATAGATTGGTGTGGAAACGTACACAGGCGCGAGTCGATGGAGTATATCAATATTTTACATAAATAGGAGAAAAATATATTATGAATATTAATGAATTGAGGGGTTGGTTAAAAGAAGGTGTGGTGGACATCACATTCACAAAGAAGGATGGCAGTGAACGCCAAGGCTTTTTTACTACTAGAGAGGATTTGGTGGCAGAAACTTCCGGTAACGGGGGTAGAGAACATGCTGATGATATGCTGGTAGTCACTGAAATGGTGGATGGAAATGCACAATGGCGTTCTTTTCACTTCGACCAAGTAACAAGTGTGGGTGTGCAATGAGTAAAACAGTGATTGCCGGCGTGAAAAGAAAAAGAGGCGCCAATGGAAACAATATTAATAAAAAATCTTTAAGTCACGGCTCATATAGATGTGCTCGTAAACCAAACAGTAAGCGATGCAAGAATCAATCTTAACATTTATGCAATGGATGGCGATAGCATTCATCTTTAGTATAGTCACAATCATGATGATTTTATTTTTGATAATATTAATACCTTTTATGATGTTCGGTATTTTCATTGACTGGGAAGAATCTCAAGGTATTTACAATAGACAATAAATGTGATATAATATAAATTATGAGAAAAAATGATATTAAAGTTCTAAGTGAACGAGACCATGTAAGACAAAAGCCTGGTATGTATGTCGGCGATATTACACTATCACCTCATAATCGATGGGGTGTATTTGATGATAAAATTGAAAAGTGCAACATTAACATTGTACCCGCTTTCTTAAAGCTATTCGATGAGATTATTTCCAATTCAATAGATGAGTATTTAAGAACCGATGGTAGGCACGCGAATCTAATTAAAGTTAAAATCGATGGTGATAAAATATCCATTGAAGATAATGGCCGAGGCATATCTTCTGAGTTTGATGAAGAGCATGGTAAGACCAAGGCTGAATTGGCCTTCACTAATTTACGCGCAGGTGCCAACTTTGGTGAAGATGATTTTGTAAGTATTGGTACGCATGGTCTTGGTGCATCTTTGGTTAATATCATGTCGCATAGGTTCACCGTCATGACAGACAATAATGTGGACAGAACACATATTAAATGTAAAGATGGTATGCTACACTGTGATTCTCAAGTCACGGCCTCTAACGGTAATGTGGGGACGAAGGTTACCTACACACCAGACTACGAATTATTTAAAATGAGTGGATTGGATGATACTCATATTATGATGATTGAAAAACGTGTTATGGATCTTGCGGTGTGCTATCCTAAAATTCAATTTAAGTTGAATGGTAGGCTTATTAAGAGTAGAGTGTTTAAAAATTATCTAAACATGATCGATCCAGTATTTGAATTTATTGAAACCGATCATTACAAAATTGCCGTGCTACCATCTGATGCTGGTGATCAAATTTCATTTCTTAATGGTATAGAAACATTCAGAGGTGGTTCTCACATTGATTATGTTTCAATGCTTATTAATAATGCACTGCGCGATAAGATCAATAAGAAACATAAACTTAATATTAAGCCGTTTGATATTAAGTCTAAATTTATATTCGTTCTTATCACCAATGAAATTCCAGGCCTGAAATGGGAGTCTCAAACCAAGGAACGAATGACTCTCGAGATATCAAAATTTAAAGACCTATTCGCCGATTTGGAGGATAACGATAAATGGTTCAATAAGATAATGCGTAATGAAGATCTTATTATGCCTATCATTGAGGCTCAATTACTTAAGAAACAACTGGCCGAAGCTCGAGAATTAAGAAAAAAGCTTAAAGACACTCACAGAAAGAAGGTTATTTCTCACGTTCAAGCCAAGGGTGGTGGCAATATTCTTTTCTTGACTGAGGGTCAATCAGCGATTGGTAATCTTATTAAGGTTCGCGATCCTAAAATTCATGGTGGTTATCCATTGAAGGGCAAGGTTAAGAATACATACGGTATGAAGCTAACCGATATTGTTAAAAACAAAGAGTTGAGCGATGTAATGAATATTCTAGGCTTAAATTTAGGTGAACCCGTCACTACAATGAATTATGACTATATCGGTATTCTTACCGACCAGGATGAAGATGGGCACCACATTAAAATGCTACTCATCGGATTCTTCGCTCATTGGAAGGAGCTATTCACACACCATAAGATTAGAATCTATAACTCACCACTAATGATTGCCAAGAAGGGTGGTGAAGTAAAATATCTATATAATTTAAAAGAAATTGGCAATGAAGACTTGAGTGGGTGGAGTAAGAAATACGCCAAGGGTCTTGGTTCTTTATCGGCTTCAGAATATAGAGATATTATTAACACAGATGATTATGATGTTATTACACATGATGATATAAATGATCCTAAAGCACTACATTTAGCTTTAGGTGACGAGGCCCAATTACGAAAGGATTGGTTACTAGCATAATGTATAAATTAATAAGAAACAAATATAGAGATATTATACCTAAGTCAAGATTATCTAATGTAGACCCTAAGGGTGAAACATATAAGAAATTTTTGATGGATAAACTAAATGAGGAGTTGCAGGAACTTGCCGACTCTGATTGGAGCGATGTTAATGAATATGCAGATGTGTATGAAGTTTTCTTAGCTATTATGAAGGCACACGGAGTTGATGAAGATGATGTACTTAAGGCCAAAATAGAGAAGGTTATCACAAATGGATCGTTTTCCGATGGTCTATTGTTAAAAGATTAAAATAAATACGGTTTTGCACTTTACACAGGCCCTATTTTATGATATAATATACATATAACAATTGAAAAGGAAGTGATATGAATACTAGAGGCATGAACAGAAGAGAAAAACTACAATATGAAGCTAAACAACGAAGACTTCATGGCTCATCTAAATTGGATATTTCGATGAACGCGGTTTCAATGGTTGAAGAAAATAAAATGATTGATAAAGCTCTATTCGGTATGGCTGAAATTAATGATGATAATATTGAGGCTCAGGGTATGGCGGCATACTCACCTGAATTTATGTACGCCACCGAGACGGAGAATAAAGCCGACATGGCCACCACCTCCGGTTTAAATTTTAACACCCCTGATTGGTAATATGAAATCTATTGAGGATCTTGTAAATAACGAGTTTAAATCATACTCAGAATATGTATTGTATAATCGCGCCATTCCTAGTATGATGGATGGATTTAAGTCAGGGCAGAGGAAGATTGTATACACAACAAATAAGGTGGCGCGTCACAAACTAAATAAAACGGCTTCACTGGCCGGTGCCGTAATCTCACACGCAAACTTCCATCATGGACCAGCATCATTAGAAGATGCAATCAATGGATTGGTCGCGCCATTTAATAATAATATTTCACTACTCGAAGGCGAAGGCTCTTTTGGGTCAAGATTAGTACCGGCCGCTGCTGCGGCTAGATATACTTTCACAAAATTATCCAATAACTTTGATAAATGGTTTGCAGATTTTGATGTAATGCCACCAATGAAAGACCCTGAAGACCCTGAGCCGAGATTTTATCTTCCTCTAATACCGTGGGTATTGGTTAATGGTGTGCAGGGAATTTCCGTAGGCTTTGCTACAAAGATTATGCCGTATGACCCTAAAGTGTTATTAAAGCTTGTAAAGGCACGGCTCAAGGGTAAGAATATTAGAGGTATGAAGTTAATACCACAATTCCCTGACTTTAATGGTACAGTGGAACGAATAGGATCTGAAATCATGGTGACGGGTAGTTATAAAGTAATCTCACCCACCAAGATTAGCATTACCGAGGTACCACCGGTATTTACGCGTGAAAAATACATTGAGCACCTAGAGAAATTGGCCTCGAAGGGAAAAATATCTTCTTATGATGACCAATGTGATGAGAATGGTTTCCAATTTGAAGTAAGGATGCGAAAAGATCCTAACATCATACCAACATTTGCCCTTAAGAAAGTATTGCATGAAAATATTACTGTGATTGGTGAAAACGGTAAGTTGAAAATCTATGATAACCCTTATGAGTTAATTGAGGACTTTGTTGATGCTCGCATTAAATATGTTGAACAAAGACTTAAGTTTAATATTAATAGAGACCAGACATCGCTTGATCTAGTGATTGAGAAGATTAGATTTATTACTGAAGTTATTTCCGGTAAGATTAACTTTAAGGGTAAAAATAAAGGTGAAATGGTTAACACTCTCACCGATATGTGTTATAATAATATAGACATGTTATTAAAAATGAACATGTACTCTCTAACCAAAGATAATATAGATATATTGAAGGGAATGGAGACTACATTAATTAAAGAATTAAAACACTGGAATTGTACTACCGCGGAAATTGAGTACACGGAAGACTTAAATAAATTATGAATAAACTAATGTTAATTGACTTCAATGGAATTGCGATTGGGTCGCTAATGGCTGTGACTAAATCTCAGAAAGATGTAAACGAGGATTTAATCCGCCACTTGATACTAAATACTATTATAGGTTATAAAAAGAAATTTAAAGCCGATGAAGTGGTTATCTGTGCAGATGCAAGAAGTTGGAGGCGCGAAGCTTTTCCACATTATAAAGCTTCACGACAAAAAACTAGAGAGGCTTCTCCCTATGATTGGGGTGAGGTATATAAAATCTTTAACTTAATCTTAGATGAAATTAATGATAACCTACCATGGAAAGTTATATATGTGAAAGGCGCTGAAGCGGATGACATCATCGGCTTTATCACTCTTAAATATGCTAGACACCAACCCATCACTATTGTATCGGCCGATAAAGACTTTATACAATTGCATAGTGCGGGTGATGTAAAGCAATGGTCACCCATTATTAAGAAATTTATTAGTCATAAAGACCCAGTGGCCTATTTAAAGGAGCATATCATTAGAGGAGATAGTGGTGATGGTATTCCCAATATATTATCTTCCGATGATACATTTGTGACTAGTAAGAGACAAACCCCTATGAAGAAGATATATATTGAGGCTTGGCTTGAAATGAAGCCAGAGGATTTCTTAACTACTTCAGAGATGGCGGATAGGTGGATGCTTAATAAAAATATGATCGACTTGACCTGTACACCGGATGATATTAAAAATGAGATTGATGACAAATATTCTAATTATAGTGGTACTACACACCGGATGAAAATATTTAATTACTTTACTAAAAAGAAGCTTAGGAACTTAATCGGGGATGTAGCATCGGTATAATAAATAAAATAAAAAAAATACTGGATAATAGAGTCATTACAGTATCACAGGACTTTATAGATTATCGAGATCACATATATGAAAATGGTTCCGCGTTCAACAGTAGAGACAAATGTGATAGCCTATTGCTAGAATGGTGGATGGAACGTAATACATTTGTAGATGAGCCATTGATCTATTCTGATGAGAAAACTAATTGGAGATACGATTGGGGTCTATATGATTATAAAGTAGACAATAAAGAAATCAACTATTCACATTGGAATATATCTTCCGCGGCGCTGCGTAAG